TCCAGATAACAGTTGTAGCCACTCCACAGCAGAATGGTTTCCCAATACTTCTGCAACTTCCTTGCCTGACTTGAGTTTGATTCCAAGTTGTCAATCCACTGTTTCATTATCCAAATCCTTTTCAAATTCTCCCATTTCAGCGTCAGTTTTACCAGTGATGGTTTGGTAACATCTCTTACATTTGAGCCTAAACCGGTTGACCTCATCCAACCAGTAATAGGCTCTGGTTTCTTTAATTTTATCCCCACAACTACTGCACAAATCCTGACTCATTCCATTTCTCCTAACTCGTCTGTCAGCCTAGTTAATGAAAATATCCATACTCTATAGATACTAATACGAAATCGGGAGCAACTTGTTCGCCTTCGGGGCCATAATTCTCGGAATTTTGTGAAAATTTCTTGGCCGGGAGCCCCTTGGATACCCCTCGGATCGGGTAGGGTATAGGCCCTACAGACCCACCTTTCTACAATTTTGTAGTTTAAGTGATTGCTTAACATAGAGAATTCTCATTTTTATAAAAAATTATTACGCTTTAGTGTATAAGGACTTAGAGATATTTGGGACAGTGACTGCATAAGAAACACGTCGGTCTAAACCTATAAGGTATAGTAATGAAGATAACAGAGTTAAACACAGGAGACCTAACAAGCAAGGCGTCAGCCTTCACTCATATCAACACCGTTTGGCTGACAAGCCTATCTCTGTTATATACTTTTTGGAATGCGAAGCACTCGACTAGCACATTAAACTTCGTTGATTAAATCCTGGTTAGTGCCATAGTGGGAGACTCAACTGGATACTATTCATAAATCATTCTGTTCTAGATGCAAGCGTTATCTAGATGTAGCCAAATTTAATGATCGCCAAGACAGGCATTGCCTGTACTCATGGTGTAAAATCTGCATGACTAGAAATACGCTGAATGCTAGAACCTGGATGAACGATGGATGGGTAGAGATTATTGACCGTCCAAGTAGAACATTTGAGTACCCAGAAGTTAGGGGGTATGGCAGAATTGGCTAGATGGACCCAACAACAATATGAGGATCAGGGATCTCCAAGGGTCAATCCCCATCATGCTAAAGCCTTCGATGTTGAGTATGTGGAGTTTGCTGAGCGATTCACTGCTGCTGGAGGAACTGAGAAGGAACTGGCCTTCATCCTTGGTACAAATAAGCTTAACTTTCAGACATGGAAAAAAGAGAACCCAGACTTCAAGACAGCACTAAAGAAGGGAAAGCAACTAACCCTATCCCGTTTGATTGGTGCTGGAATCCAAGCAGCACAGGGTACTGTTATAAACGATACAACCGTTACAGAACAACACACCGTTCTAGAGGATGGTACTATTGGAGGCTTAGTCCCTGGAAGTAAGGTCGAGGTAAAGAAGTTCACCAAGACTATTCCACCTGACAATAAGCTTATCCAATTCCTTGCCTCAGCCCTGTCAAGACAGCTTGGAACTGACGATTGGATTAGCAAGCAGTTCACTGAGACTAAGGTAAGTGGCAAGGTTGAGCATGTAATTGACTCAGCAGCCATCCAAAAACAGATAGAAACTCAGGCTGGTAATCTGACAAAGAAGATCAGTTGTGATGTTATAGATAGTGAGGTTCAGGATTAGGGCTAGGGAATATGTCAAGATGACTAGGACTATGGATTCGCTATACCAAGCGATCCCTAAGTCTATCCCCGCTAACATCAACTTCCGTACCCAGCTTCACAGTTATCTAGTCCGAGACGACAAGGCCAAGATTGACTTCCTGGCCCGCTGCTTTGTTGATCCTAGAATCATGTTCAATAGTTGTTTCTGGTGTCCAGCCACAGAATCTAATGCTATCTCTCCTAATGTTCCTTTTATTCTTTATCCACACCAAGAGGTTGCTATATTAGAGATGAAGAAGGCCATTGATATTGGCTATGACATTGTTGCTGATAAGAGTAGAAAAGAGGGAGCGACCTTTATTGTCTGTGGTTTGGGAATGATATACTGGCTACTGAAGCCTGGATTCAAGATGCTTTGGGGCAGTAGAGTTGAAGACCTAGTTGACAAAGGATCAAATATTATAGATGGTGTGGTTGTGGGAGATGAGGCTTCTCTGTTCTATAAGCTTCTATATCTGTATGCCAATCTTCCATTGTATCTTCAACCACGTTATCAGAAGAGTCACATGGCTTTCCAGAATCTAGAAAATGAAGCAGCACATAGTGGTAAGGCCACTAGCATAGCCTTTGGAAAAGCTTCTCGTGCTATGGTTATTATGGTTGATGAGCTTGCTGCAATAGAACCACGAATTGCACAAACACTTATTGAGAATATTCCTGATGTTTCAAACTGCTGCATCTTCAATTCCACTCAGGGTGATTGGGGTTCGGCTCATCCATATGCTAAAATGCTGGTAGCCAAGAAAACAAAGACGGTAGTATTAGACTATACCAGCAACCCAACTAAAAATCCCGGTCTTTATGATTCGCCTGAATCTGGAAAATTACGAATACTCGATATAGATTATTATCGAAAGAGGTATCCAGGAAAGTTTGACCAGATAGAAAATGATTCAATAATCTCAATTGATGAGGTAAAAGATACATATCCATTTATTGTTGACGGCGGGATTGAAACCTTTCATCGTGAACGTAGTCCTTGGTTAGATGCAGAGTACAAACGACCAGGGCGTACCAGAAGAGGCATGGCACAGAATGTCTTGCGAATTCCTGCTGGATCGTCTGATCTGTTCTTTAGGTACGATCTTTTGGAACACCTAAGAGATGGAGTAAAGTCTCCACTCTATCATGGTAATATAGAGTATCAGATTGAGAATGGTGAGGTAGCTAATCCAGTGTTTGCTCCTGGTGGTTCCAAAAGTAACCTGTCTTGGTGGGATAACTTGCCGAGTAGACGACCAAATCAGAACCACAACTATGCAGTTGGATGTGATCTGTCAAAGGGAACTGGATCTTCCAACTCAGTAGCCGCTGTAGTAGACGTAAACGAGAATGAACTTGTAGGACTTCTAGTAACTCCTTATCATCGACTGGAGCAGTTTGCGGAACTGGTGGTAGCCTTGTGTGAGTGGATCGGTGGAGTAGAACGACCACTGCTCTCTTGGGAAACCAACGGAGCAACAGACTTTTCGGCTAGGATAGATGAGCTTGGCTACTACAATCTCTGGGATAATGGCAAGAAGGGCTATGGATGGAGATCCTCTGGTGGTCCCCAAGGGACAAAGATTGAACTTCTCAACTCATTTGAGGCCGCGTTGTTCGAGAGCTTGAAAGAGAAGACTGAGTTCAACTATCTAAGAATCTATGATGCACAGACTATAATTGAGATGGGTCAGTATGTGTTCTTTGAAGGAAGAGTAGATGTTGGTCCCGCTACAATGCAGACAGAAAGCTCTGGTGCTAAGTCGGCTCACGGAGACCGTGTTATAGGGGTAGCGATAGCTTGCCTATGTGCAAAGCAGCAGACTCCAGGTAAACGAGATCAGATGTATATGGCCGATGAAGGATCATTCATGGACCGCAAAGCTCGGAAAGAGCAACTAGATAATAAGAACAATAAGAACAATAAAAAGTGGTGGATCTAATATGGCACACCCCCTTGATGAACGTAACGTCAAAGACTCATACCCAAAGAGACTTCAACTGCTCGCAAAAAGTTGGAGCAAGAAGTACGAGGGTGTATACGACCATTCTCAGAGATGTATGAGTCTCTGGCTTTCTGGTTACTTTAACAAGGGAGCAGCCCGAAGTCATATGCTTAACTACATGGACCGTGGGGTATCCACCGTAACGTCCTATCTAGTGACAGGAAATCCTGAAGTACTAATTGAGTCTATTGCTCCCAATCTAAGGCAGTACGCCTACAACATGCGACTGATCCTTAACTTCGCTATTGAGCAGAATAAGTTTGCAGAAGAGGTTCTAATTCCTGGTGCAGTTGCTTCTATGTTTGGTGACTGTATTGCCCGAACCTTCTATGAGTATGATAGAGTGGTATCCCTGGACGATGAGACTATCAAGATTGGTACTCCCAGAGTTGCCTTGATTGAACCTTGTGATTATATTGGAGATCCTTCAGCCAAGACCCGAAGAGACTTCGCTATCGAAGGTGATGTGTATAGACTCCCGACCGAGTACGCTAAGGATTTGT